CGGACACCAGATGAAGCGGATGGGGTGGGATTCGAACCCACGGGAGACTGGCTCCGTCGGTTTAGTAAACCGATGCCTTAGACCACTCGGCCACCCATCCAGGGAACGGACAGGGTGGGATTCGAACCCACGGTAGGATTGCTCCTACACAGCATTTCCAATGCTGCTCCTTCAACCGCTCGGACACCTGTCCCTGACAGGCAATGATACGATCCCAAGCGTGTCTATGAACAACGAAATCATCCATCCTCCCCATGTCCTCGCCAGGATCGAGCGTCGGCGTGTCGGCTTCGAAAGGGATCTCCGCAGGATGGGATTCTCCATCTCGACGAACTGCGGGTACCGGCTGCTTGACGACGGAGAGACACTCCTCATACTCGATTTCATGCCATACCCCCAGGAGAGGGAACGGTCGCCAGGTTATTCGATCAGGTGCTGGCCAGCTCCGTGCAGGATCCTGCGCCTGACCACCGACGGCATCGGAGCTCGAGCGTCTGGCTGGTGGGACGACTGCTCCCTGATGATGTCCGGGCGCCACATTCCAGACATCCCCGTCGCCCGCCAGATGGAGCTGGAGATACACAGGAAGTTCAAGCTTGAATCGTGCCGCCCGTGGAAGTTGCTCCGCTCGGGGTACATGAAGGGGCCGCCGCTCTTTGACGACTTCGTCTTTGAGTGGACAAGCCCACTCTCCATCCTGATCGAGATTTCGGATCGGAAGGCCGGCTGGGTGAAGCGCAGGTAGCAGCCACCGGCGCGCAGAATCCGGAGGACAATGGTGATGACCACCAACCACGAAGACTTCGACACGGACACCCATGTCTTCCGCTCCTCCACCAGGTCGCAGGCCCCCAGGGTCGTACCCCTCCAGGAGAAGATGAAGCTCGCCTCCGTCGTCATCGGCGACTACCTGTTCTATCCCCTCCCCGCCGACGAGGAGTGGGTGCGCCGCGAGGGGTGGGACATGAACCATTGCCTCGCCGTCTGCCAGGCCGACTACTGCCGGCGGATGAGGCGGGGCGAGATCGAGGTCTACTCGATGACCCACATCCCGACCAACACCCCCGTCGTTGACATCGAGGTCGCCCTGACCCGCTCGTCATATGGCGGTCCCGTGTCCGTCCCGACGGTGAGCCAGGTGCGTGGGGTGGCGAACCAGTGTCCTCCGAAGGACGATTATCTGCCGTCCCTGATTTCTTTCAAAGAATCTTTCGGGGCGTCGTGGAAATGGGTGTCCCACGGCGTCAAGAACTTCGACAGCCGCAACGACGGCGACCTCCTGATGCGACGCTGGGCGCAGCTCAAGGGCGGAATGCAGAAGACCGGCGCGCAGGATTCCCGAGACAATGGCAAGTAGCCCACAACGGGCAAGGGACAGACCAAGAGGACAACATGAACAACAGCAAGACCAACAATCCCGTCAAGAACACTGGCGCCCGCACCACCGATCTGGTTGCCACCATCAAGCGCAACCGCGCCACGGGCATCCCGACCTTCGTGTTCGGCCCTCCTGGCGTCGGCAAGTCGGAGCAGGTGCATCAGGCTGCTGCTGGCGACACCGTGATCGACGTGCGCCTCTCCATGCTCGACCCCGTTGACCTGCGCGGTCTGCCGACGGTGACGAAGGGGAAGGACGGCAGCGATGTCGAGTGGGCGCGTCCCGAGTTCATCCCCGCCGAGGGCAAGGGCATCATCGTGTTCGATGAGCTCAACACCGCCCCCATCGCGGTGCAGAACGCGGCGTTGCAGATCATCCTCGACCGCAAGTGCGGACCCCACAAGCTCGGCGACGGCTGGTACATCGTCGCGTGTGGCAACAAGGCTTCGCACAAGGCGCACGTCAACCCGATGTCTGCGCCCCTCCGCAACCGCTTCGCCATCGTCGAGTACCACCCGACCGTGGAGGCATGGACGCGCTGGGCGGTCAAGCACGAGGTCAGCGATGATGTCGTGGCGTTCCTCAACTTCTCGGGCGAACACCTGATGTCGGAGCCTGCCGACGAGCACTCGAACTTCGCCTCACCCCGTGCGTGGTCGCGTGTGTCGCAGTTCATCAAGGCGGGCATCAGCGATGTCGAGTCGTACACGCAGCTCGTCGGACGCGGCAGCGCGGTCGCCTTCTCCGCCTTCCAGGAGGAGATCGCCGACATGCCCGACATTGACGAACTCATCGCGGGCAAGGCGAAGTTCGACCACAGCACGAAGCGCATCTCGGTTTCCTACGCCGTGGCGATGGCTCTCGCAAGCCGCCTCATCCGTCCGAAGGACGGCACGAAGCGCAACGACGAGATGATCGAGCGTTGCGGCGAGATCGTGTCGAACCTCCCTCCCGAGATCGCCTGCCTCTACTTCGTGAATGTCCTGTACGCGAAGGAGCAGAACGACCTCACCCGCAAGGTGATCCGCTCCAAGAGCGGTCAGGCGTGGGCGAAGAAGCACTACGCCCTGCTCGAGAAGTACGGGGCGAAGTTCAAGGGCGGAGAGTGACAGACCTCTTGGTAGGCAGCCCGTCCCCACCGGAATCCGGGGACGGGCTGCCGATTTCCATACCGGCGCGCAGGAATCCGGAGGACATGGACATGAGCACCACCATCGACAAGACTCCCGAGCAGATCGCCAACGACGCCGCCTTCCGTGAGCGTCTGGGCGGCATCACCTTCGCCATGTACCGTTCGTTCCCGTTCTTCGCCCTCCTTGCGGAGTCTTTCGACATCCGCATGGGGCGCGACATCTCCACGGCCTGCGTGGACGACAGGGGGCGCATCACTTTCAACCCCGACTTCGTGAAGGACTTGTCCGACATCCAGTTCATCTTCGTCCTCGCCCATGAGGTGATGCACCCCGCGTTCAACTACTTCGGACGGCGCGGAAGCCGCGACAACGGCATGTGGAACGCGGCGCATGACTACGCCATCAACCTCATGCTCCGCGACAGCTTCGCCCGCCCCGACGCGATGCCCGACGGCATCCTCATCGACGACAGCTTCGCGGGGATGTCTGCGGAGCAGATCTACGAGGTTCTGAACCGCAAGGGTGGCAAGGGCGGCAAGTCGAAGAATCCTACTCTCGTCGGCGACTGCCACGAGGCGGATGGCGACTCTGCCGACCCAGCAGGGGAGTGTGAAACGGTGCGCCCCAACCGTGCGAAGAAGCCGACACAGCCCGACGAGTGGCAGGCGGCGGTTGCTGCGGCGGCGACCCGTGCGAAGCAGATGGGACGGCTACCCGACTCCATCGAGCGCGAGGTGGGAGACTTCCTCAAGAGCAAGGTCGATTGGACGGAGCAGTTGCGCCAACGCCTCCGCCACGGTGTCTCCCGCATCCACCGCGACCAATACACCTTCTCGCCGCCGAACCGCCGACTCGTCCATCAGGGGGTCTACTTCCCCTCGCTCGTCGGCTTCGACGCGCCGAAGATCGCCTTCGCCATCGACACCTCGGGTTCGATGGGTCAGGCGGAGGTGGCGCAGGCCCATGCCGAGATCGACGCGATCCGCAAGCAGTTCGGATGCCCCGTCTACATCATGTCGTGCGACGCGGATGTCCACAGCGGGGAGTGGGTCGATCCGTACAGCGACCTCCCCATGCCGACGGGTGGCGGCGGAACCGACTTCCGCCCCGTGTTCGACCACCTCACTACCGAGCGCATACCCGTCGATGTCGTTGTCTACCTCACCGACGGGCATGGCGAGTTCGGTGATGACCCTGGCATCGACACCATCTGGGTGATGACCACCCATGTCGCCCCGCCGTGGGGGGATCATGTTCAGATTGGGGTCGAGGCATGACCCCGTTCGAGGAGGTGCTGGGCATCGCCTACCTGCGCGCCGGACTGTTCGACAGCCTGGGTTGTGAACCAGGCGAGTCGGTCGAGGACTGCGCGGAGAACATGGTCGCTGCGTGGCCGCGGCTTGCAGACATCTGGCCTGCCGACGCGCCCGGGCGCGAGGTGGTTTCTCTCGCACTGCTTGGCGGCATGCCCAAGAGGAAGTTCATCGGCATGGAGTACCCGCCCATCCTTC